GACAAGATAGTTATTAGATGGAAAATTTGATAAATTTGGTTACGCTGTTTTCAATCAAGGAAAGTAAATTTGTCACTCGGTCAAAATAAAAAAACCTTGCAAAGCGCAAGGACACGAACTTTAAACAATCAACTAAATGAGCCTTCGCTCTACTTCGATTGTACGCAATTTATTGACCGATAGCCTACCACGGTCTGAGCCATAAGGAGCGACCCTATAACTTCCGTAGCGATTAAATGACTAGGCACGACTGGTTACGTCCAACTTTCACCCGACATTCAGAAATATATTTTAAGCATTAATACATTCTAATGTATCGTCTGCACACTTTGGGCTACTTGTACTTATCTTTGGTGTTATAGGCCGATCCCTCGACCGCAAGTGCAAAACGGTTTATTTTAGCATTTCTGGTTCGGTTCTTACTGCTACGTAAGGCCTAGCCAGATTATTCTTTCACCGAAAGCGTCTATTATCACCGCCACCGTCTGATAATGGTCTAATTACGCACAACCTCTATACTGCATACACCCTCAATCTTCTTACACTTCATGACCTCTTTCGATTACTCAAAAGAGAATTACTTATTCCTCCGCAATATCTCACTGAGAGCGTAACGGGAATTATGTATACAATCCAAGCAAGGTGTCACCCTATCTACACTTGGTTATTCAGTAGATTGTTTAAAATCCGTGTACAATTATTATAGCACTGTTAGTCGTTTTTTTCAAGTAAATAACAGCGTAATTGCCGTTATAATAGACATTTTTAAAAATTGCCGTTATAAACACAAAAAACCACCAATTGCCGTTAGTGGTTTTAAGTAAGTGAAGGTATTCGATTATCGTATATATTATAGCACGTTTTAAAATATACTGCTATCCTTTCGCATTTCTTCCACGACAGCATCGGTCAGCATTTTCTCAGCAAGATCGCCCTCTTCAATTTCTTCGGGTGTATAGTAGTAGTCGATAATCATGCGTTTTTCCATAATCTCATTATAGTCACCACGGACGACATAGAGATATTCCCCCGTCAAACCCTCCTCGATGTCCGAGGTCAGCTCGTCCAGTAATTCGCTATAGTCATAGCTGAATGTATAATTTCCAGCGTCTATCCATCTTTGAATCTTTTCAAGGGTCTCTACGGTCAAATCTTCGAACCGTTTTTTTCCGGACCGTAGTCGAGAAATCCCAGACTGTGGTACTCCGGTAGCTTGCCAAAGCGCATAGCCAGAAATAGCCTTATTCATCAAGACCATTTTGACCCTCTCTGTGTTAATAATCATTTTAAATCTCCTTAAATAACATCTTTTTTAGTTTTAAAACCTTTGTAGTAACATTTCATTTCATAGTCTAGACTTGTAGCGTTGATAAATCTGTATTTATCAAGATCAAGACTCTCAACTTTTTCAATTATTTTGTCTAAATGATTGTTTATGATATCTACAAAATTAAGTTTACTCGCTTTCACGTTAACAATCAAGTGGCCATTTTCTAAATCGTGGTATTGATTATCTGCAGAATGGTTAGATAATCGGATTTCATACTTTCCAAAATCTTTATATGCGCTGTCTTTCACACTTGATAAATACCAGCCGTCTAGTTCGTCAAATGCTTGTTCCAATTCGTCCATTGCTTGAGCGTACTCTCTGCGTTGTTTGTCGCTACGATTAAAACTGCGTTTTCTGTACGCGTTATATTTACTTTTTCCGTATGCCATCTTATTTGCCTCTTTCTTTATCTTGGTTACAGTATACTATATTGCTTGCTGTAAAGCAAGCAATATAGCTAAAAAAATAAAAGTTTTTATTCTGCCATGTCTAAGTATCCGCATTCTTCAAGGGTTTTTATTCTTTTTTCGACCTCCTCGAATTGATAAGCGTAGTTACCGCGAAAGACTTCGTAAACAATATCTCCCTCATTGGTTTCATATTTTACAAACCCGTCAAAGATTGTACTAAAAATAATAGGTTCTAATTCAAGACCATTGAATACGATCTCGTCAAGTGCTTGTTCTGCAGACAGGATCTCGAACGTTTCGCTTATGTGATCTACTTTCATTATAATGTTTTTCATTTTGTTTTCCTCTTTTCTTTATTTTAATCTTAGTTCCATTCAAGATATTCGCCGTTGTGGCGATCTGTAGCGTAACTTAATTCAGTTTCGATTAGGTATTCGGCAAAATCGTTAACGTCGGCGTCGCACCAGTTCGAGCTATTATCAATATCAAGTGGAAATTCAAATTCTGCATTTTCTAAGCCGTCGCGCCAATAGCTTTTTTCAAGTGAAATGACGTAAATGATTTCTTCTTCATCGTTGCCAAAGCTACCAATTTTTCTTGCTTCTACGCTACCGTCTTTATACACGATCGCTTCCATGCCGTCCCAGCCAACTTGACAAGCAATTTTGTTTGCTACTTTTTTAATGCTTGCGTTTACTTTTGTCATTTTCTTTTACCTGAGATCTTCTTGATCTCCCTTTCTTTATCTTGATTGAATTATATCACTATACTTGCTGTACGTCAAGTACTTCTACAAAAATAATTAAAGATTTTTTTAATTTGTAACTAGTTTCAGCTCACAAAAAAAGCCCTCCCGAAATGGGAGGGGAAGTACATTATATAGGAACTGCTTCGAGCACTTCTACTCGTTTTAGTAAGTTTCGAAACGCTTCTTTTGATACGTAAGCCGTGCTGGCCTGGTGGCTAGTAAGGAAGTTGTCTCCACCATTCCTGAGCTTTTCGTCGATCAGCGCGTCAAGGCCCAACTCTAAGTGTTTATTTTTAATGTTGCTTGTCATTTGAGCTTGTAACGTGGTATATGTTGCAAAAGTCTGATAAGCCATTTCCGAGGTCATATACGCGCTCAAGTCAACCGCTGGTGCTGTTGATGCCGGCTTGTTTTCCAAAGCCTCCACGCGCTTTTCTAGTGGCCCTAAATCGAGCGTTTGAACCGTTGGAGCTGGTTTATTCTCTAGCGCTTGGACCGATAGGGCCAACGATTGTACTCGACTTTCTAATGGCCCTAAATCAACCGTTGGAGCTTGTGGACGCGCTTCAAGGGCTTCGATCCGTGCGACTAGTGGCCCATCATTGTACGCTTGTACAGTGTGTCCGGCAAGATAGTTTGAGATCTCATCGCGCAAGCTGACCTTACCAAGCTCGACCACTTTTGTCGGCTGGTATTCCTCCGCTGACTGGACCACGTCAACGCGGACGCTCTGGTCACTTGGGAATACGTACCCAGCACAATCAACCTCGACAAGATAGCTCTCGACTGGTAACACCTTGGGAATCTTAAACGATACTTTTGAGCCTTTGACAGTCGTGCTAAACGACGCTTTGCCTTTTCTGCTCACAAAGTGGATTGTAGCTTGTTGCCCGTCAAGGTCGATCGGGACCCAGTTCTCGTCGTACATTGCAAAACCAAAAAGGGAAGCCGAGTCGCCTTGCTTAACGACTCGACCGCCCTCAAACTGCTTTAAATTCGTACAGTTCGAGCGATTCATTCAATCACCCCTCATTCATAATAGTTGACTAAATCGTCTTTGTCCCAGCACGATAGCCAAACTGGGCCGAATTGCCCAAACTCAAAGAGGCGCCAGTAATAACCGCCATAGTACCCACCTTTGCCGGTATCTGCGATATGGGCTTCATCGAGTTCGAACGAGAAGAACATTCCCGCCTTGAAGTCTTTATCCGCACCGTCTGGCAAGTTTTTGCCGTCTTTATCAACCCAATTTACCAGCGAAACAGGAATACCGTTTTCGGTCCAATCAAAACCGACGGGTGCGAGATAGTCGCACTTGATTTGATAGATACCGTTAACGTATTTAACCTCGTTCGCTTGGTAGTATGCTTTCTCTTGCGGTTGTACGGCTGTGTTCGCTCGATTGTCCGTCTGCGGTGCTGTGTCAGCATATCGCCAAACCTCGATATAGTTCGGTTTATTCCAGGCATAATAATCATTCCAAGGATAGGTATTAATAGCCTGACCTGTTGCGCCCTGCGTTGAGTAGTCGCAAGAAATGAAGTATGTATCATCGATCATCGCTCCGACGTGGCCACCAGCTCCGCCTGAGCTTGACATATCAGCACCCCAGCTCATAAGAATAATATCGGCCGGTTGTGCGTCCCAATCTTGGTTGATACTTACGCGGTAAAAGCCGTTGTTTGCGAGCTGTTGACCAAGAGTAACTGTTGACGGTAAGCCGATGATATTGATACCAGCTTCTTTCAAAACTTGCGACATGATCCCCGAGCAGTCCCCGGTTCCGTCTGAACCGTTACGGCTTCCCAGCATTGAATAGGTAATCAGTCCACGACGACTAATAAAACCGTTTACAATAGATTGTTGTACACTCATTGTCTATCTCCTATTTCTTCCACTCGTCATTCGCTTTTTTAACTGCTGCCTCGATAAAGGTATTTAGCTCTTGGTTTGTTAAGTGGATATTTTGAGACTCAAGGCCCTCGATCAAGCTCGTTTTAGCGTGTTCGAGTTTATCTTTGCCGTGGATATCCAATTTATTCGCGACTTGCTCTGTAGCGTTGACCGCGTTCTTTGCCAAGATCTCAACGATCTCGATTGCTTTCTTACCACCGCGCATGAGTAAGTATTTCTTGATTGCTTGAACCACGATACCGGTCAATACAACTAAAATACTCATAGCAGACGATGTGATAATGTTCGTAATTTGATCCATGTTATTTGTCCTCTTTTATTTCTAATTCCAGAAAGCGCTCGAATAGCACTTTGATAGCACCGTTCCCGCCAAGCTCGACGTAACTCTCGTATAATTTCGATAGCTCCTCGATCTCATGCTGGTTAGTGTGTCCGCGTTTTAACGCGTTCTTCAGATTTTCTTGCAGTCGAAAACGTTGAAGCCGTTGCAAGCCTTTCCCAATCATCGTTAAATTCCGCTGGTTATCTTTCCCGATTTCTTCCACGGTTGATACTGACTTCTCGAGGGTATCGATTTTATTCGATAACCCCTCAAGGCGTTTGTCAGCTTCTTTAGTGGTTTTTGTACTCTTAAATGAGAAATAACTTGGAATGATCACGACTAATACGGGTGTTAGCTTGTCTACCAATGCCAATAGGTCCAATTAAACCACCCCCCTATCAATCAACTTGCTTACTGGACGGGTTGGGTTTCAAGCTCTCCCGCTGGTTGAGGGGCGTTCGCTTTTGGTTCGTCCGGTTTTGGTTCGGTCCATTTCCAGATACCGATCTTGCCGTTTTGGTGCAATGATTCGAGCTGGTCAAGTGTTTCGCCATTGTAGGTAAATGGTTCTGTCACTTGGACCATAACGCGCTTACCTTCGCTAAATTTCTCAACGTGGTTCGGGTCCTCAAGTGCAAAGATCGCTTGTGCTGGATAGGTTTCGCCTACTTTACCAAGGTCCACCAACTCAAGGCCACGCTTGAATACTGTAGGATCGAGTGGGTTGTCCACGTCAGTCACTCGAGCAAGTACGCTCCACTCAGCGACGTCTTTGACTTTCTGAATTTCTTCGTCTTTTTTGGCGAGTTTAGCTTCGTATTCTTGGGCTTGCGTGTGCAAGTCCTCTTGCAATTTCTTCACACCCTCAGCCGGGTTCAATTCAGTCACGACTTGACCAAGTACGGCTTGGATCAGCACCTCGTCTGATTCGCTGGTACGGTCACCGATCAAAACGCGTTCAAAGGCTGTGTAAGGGTTCGCCGAACGAATTGAAACGAAGGTGCGCCCTTCTTCTTGTAAGTATTTGTTAATGATTTTAAATTCCATGTTTTATTATTCCTTTTCTAGTTTTTGAGCTGTTTCGTCGAAAAGCTCTTTGAGTGCTTGATCACTATCCAAAACGTCGTTAAATTTGCTCAATAGCTCGTTTACGCGTTGATATTCCTCGTTTACGCGCTTGTTTTCTTCGTTTGCTTCCTCGTACAAGACCGAATATTTTGTAGCCTCAACGATAGCATTTGCGAGATTATGCGAGATCGCATTTATAATTTTATCTGATGTATTCATCTATTGCCTTTCTATTCTAAAGTGAGACGTCCCAAAAACCGGGAGAACCCTCGCCGTTAGCCACACGAAATTCTCTCAACCTCTTAAAGTTATCGTTGATATCTCTAAACAGATCTGCCAAAGATTTTGAGGGGGCATTATTCGATACAGAATCTTTCACAATATGTACATCACCAATAATGACGACCTTGCGATGACCATATTGGTTAAAAATTTTAAATCCTGTAAAATTGGCGTTCGGGTCCATCACTCCTCTATCATTGACTCCAAATGCAAATGCTGCATAATTGGTTCCGTTTGAAATGGTAGGGGAGAGAAAGGCCTTACGCCCTCCAGAGTTAAATTCCAGCGAATTTTGCGGAGATCTAAACTCAATTTTGGCCGTGCCATTGTACGTTGTGACGTTATTGTTTAAATCAATAACAGTATTCCCATAGTTACCGCGAATAATACCACCTTCGAAAGTTAAACCTTTAAACGTTCCCGATGTAACACTTTTAGCGTTTAGATTGATTAGGTTTACCTCGCGAGCGTCGATAGTCCCAGCGGTTACTTTGTTGGCAGAAACGTTAGCAATCATTCCGTCTTCTATAACCGCATTGTCTATCACGGTCTGACCCGTGATATGTGTTAATCGTCCGTCTATTCGGTTCGTGCCGTTAGCAAGTAGATTGATAGAGTTTAGTACGTCGCCCGCGCTACTTAGATTTTTGACCGACCAAGAACCAGCGAGCTGGCTTACTTGTGTGCGTACTGCTTCGATAGGTTCTGCGCTGTCATCTGGGCTTGGTTGCCATAAGCGATCTGATGAACCTTCGTAAAAGTCCAGCTCAGTCATAAATAGACCAGACCAGCCGTTAGGATTCCCTTGATAATTAAATAACAGATAGCCTTCATCAAATGCCCCTGTGTTAAAGCTAAATGATTTCTTGACGGCTCCGGTTGAGTCAAACGCTGGTGTTCCAGTCTTGTCAAAAATTATTTGCATTTCGTCGAAGTCATTCGTCGATCCTTTTCTACGCTTGCAGAATGCAATTTTAAAGCGTGCTGTGTTAGCATCAAAAGCTATCAAATTAAGCATATAATTTGTATTTTGTTTGATGATAAATCGCGGACTGTGGACAAATGCTCCTGGTCTTAGAGAAAACATCCTTTTTTGACCGTTGAGGTAAAATTTGTGAGCTGTGAAGTTCAACCGTCCATTAGCTTCAGTCCAATATTTCAAGCCATCATCGGCTCGCGAATTTCGGAGCATATTTGGTCCACCCGTTGTTGAGTACTTCCCAACTTCCGTTTGGAATATCTGGCTACTCATGACAAGCCTTGAAAGCCTATCTGGTGCGTCCGTCTCGCTCTTTCCGAGAATTCGCTCGTACATCTTGTTAGATTCTGTGAGCTTGTTATATTCGAGGGTCTGAGCTGTGATCTGTTTGGACAAATTCAGAAGATCGCGCCCTTGTTCTGATTGCATACGGTCAACTGATTCAAAGCTGGTTTTATCAACGAATTGTGTTAGCAATTTGGAAAAGATCTTACTATAGATCGTGTCACCATCAACGCTTTTCACACCTTCTGTGACTTTGTTTTGTAAGTCTGGACTGTTTAAAATCAGCGTTTTAATCTGGTCAGATAGCTTGCTAGTGTCTGGTAAGGTGCCGGCTTTCTTGAGGGCCTCTTCTGCCTTTGCGTTTGCTTGTGCGATTGCTTGGTTTGTTGAGGTTTGGGCGTCTGAGATTTTCCTATCAACCTCTTTCTTAACCTTGTCAATATCCTCTGTGTCGATCCGTTTCTCCCACTGAGAGCCGTTCCAAACATACATTCGGTCATATAGACCGTTCTTTTCAAACCAGATATCACCGACTTTATGCTCGTTATTATCTGGGCGACTGTACCATACTTTATTCCCTTGAGCATTTAAGAGATAATCTGGCAAGGTGTTCACCAGCCGTTGTTGATTGTTGGCCAGGTCGTCAATCTTACCGGATAGGTTGCTGGTCATTGATGATTTAAAGCCATCACCGATAACTCCGACCTCGACACTGTCATTCTGCTCTAGCAATACATCATAGACAATAGTTGTCAGTTTGGCATCTTCACTAGTAAGCCCGATCTGAGGATAATAGACGGGGACGATGTCGCAAAGTTCAGCTTCTTCTAAAATCTGAGTTAGTTTATAATCAAGTGTCTTTGATAAGTCTACATACTCGATTTTAGTATTGATTTTGGGGAGTCCTAGACGGTTATTAATTGCGTATTCTTTGGCAAGTCTGCGCAATTTGTCAATCGTTGGTACTTCCTTGTCTTTGAAATTAGACGAGAAGTCAACGATCAAAACCCGTCGCTCATTGTATAGGCCGATATAAGGACCGTCTACATACTTCTCGGGTAGTTCAACTGTTACTTGTTGACTAGTCGCTCCACCCTCACCAGATCCTTGATTTTCCGGGGTGTATGTCGCATAAGGGTAGACACTGGTATAAGCACCCTCGATATCTTGGTCATCTTCTGCTCGCAGGATATTGCGACCATATTCCAGGACGGTTGGACTCTTTCGTCCGAGTTGCTTATGCAGTCTGATAACAGTATTATCAAACTCATATTCACCACCCCAAACATCAAGGATTGAGCCTTTGACACCGCCCAGGGCATCACGCGCCGTCTTAAAGTCTGCGATATTCCAGCTTGTCTTTGAGGTTAGATCAATATCGGACCATGTATCAAAGCGAATACCGCCCAGGGCATTTAAAGCCCAGATAGCCAAGGCCGACTGAGCTGTCCCTGTAGCGTTGGTATTATTCCTAATAGCCATCTTTTCGGTCAAGTGGCTGATATGTTTGGCATAGATCTTTAAGATACCTGTGCTGTCTTTGGAGATACGCGAGATAAAAAAAGTCTGATTTTTGGTTCTCAAACCAGCATCAGACTTGATCCGCATATCGTTTTTAAACGTGCCAGCAAGCGGGCCACTAGCCGGGTACTCGATGTAAAGAGTATAGTTCCCGTTCCGTTCCCGTGTGACTTGTGCCTTTGTCGCGTCAATCTCTCCCAGGCCGTAGGTTTCAAACGCTGTTTCGTTTGCATTATAAAGAATAGGTCTCATAATTTGACCCCCCAGTTTGGAATAACGAACACTTCAAAGTTACCGTCCCAGCTTATAAGATTACGTCCATAGTCAAAGTACGGCATCTGAAATTGAGGGGAACGAACCACCTTATCCCACGCTTGCAAGTTGCCAGAGAATACTTGGTTCGCTTGCATATCCAGCGTGATCTTATTCTGTACCGCCTTTAACTTGGTCTTGCGTCCGTTGATTGTAAGTGTACAGTCACCCGACCCCACTAGTGTGATGATAGGCTTTGCGTTAACGTTACCCAAGCCATTGATCGCAACTCCGTTTGTTAGTTTTTGAGTAGTGCGTCCTTGCTTATAGAATTTGACTGGATAGGTCAAAAAGTTCAGTTTGACTTTACCAAACTGCTTCATAAGGCTTGACACTTCGAAAGTCTCGATAAATGCTGACCGGTAGATAAAATCTGGGTCCCAGGATAGGGTCAAATCTTTATAGCCATCTACATTGAGCCAGTTACTGATATCACTCTCGGCATCTGTGAGCTTACGATTTGAAAGTACGGTACAAGGCAGTTCGATAGTAACCGATTTAAGACGGTTCTTTGAGATCAATAGATCACCATCGCGACCAGGGACCGCTACTGTTTCTACGTCGCTACCAGTGGAACTGATAATATAGTCGCTGGTCACCCGTAGACCGTGAGTAGTGCTTGAAACACCGTTAAAAGTAAAACTTCCCATTAAGCCATTCTACCTCCTTCCAAATTCGTATAGTAAGCAAGCTCACGCAAGAGCCTGCGCATATTTTCCGGACTAAAGAAATTATCATTAGCCGTACCGTTTGCGTTAAGTGTATAGTTGTTTGTCACGTTTGAGCTTGAGCTTCCACCGCCTGCATATCCAAAGCGCGTAGCTAGTGTATCAGTAAGGCCACTTACAAGATCACCGCGCCCTGGTAAATTAAAGCCAAAGCCGTCCGTGTATTTCTTACCAGACTCTACAGTCTTGTTTGCAAGGTCAGTCATTGAGTCGTCTACATAGTAGCCGTACTTCTCAATACCTACCGCCATACCTTCGGGGATAGCACGACCGACTTGATCTCTGAATACTTTTGATGGCGAGTTGATAGCCAAAGCAGACCGAGCTGCTGCCACAGCTCCGAATGCAATGCTTGATGCTGCTGATGCAACTGCACCAGCCATCGCGTAGATACCGCCCATCATACCCTCGCCAATAGACATACCGGCATTATATCCGCCGTTGTATCCGCCGGACATACCGTTATGTGCTGACGCTTTAAGGTTACTAGATGCGTTAAATACTGCCCCGTTGTGACTCGCTACACCGCTAGTGACACCAGTCCCAAATTGTGATCCGGCATTTCTACCGTCATGTCCTAGTGATCTAACAGATGCATTAATCATCATCTTCATTGCGTTAGACGCACCGGTAGCAATACCTTGCGAGGAATTAATACCACCACCAATACCAGTTCCGAATTGTGAACCGTACTGTTGCCCGTTCATGGACATCGCGAGGAATTGAGCAGAAATAGCAAGGTTCATCACAGATGCTGCACCAACTGCTACCTGTTGACCGGCAGCGATACCGGTTGCGATACCAGAACCAAATTCTGAACCTTTAGCCTGTCCATCGCTGGCCATGCCAGCCATCGTAGCAGTAGCGTTTGATTTGAGGGTGTTAGCTGCACCTTGCACGACATCGGACCGGCTCAGTACACCATCTCCGACACCGGCACCGAGTTCAGCACCTTTTGCTTGACCCTCACCAAACAAGTTCGCTAGAACACCTAGAGAGGCATTTTTAAGGCCGTCAACTGCTCCCTGGACTGATCCTTGGTTCTCTGTGATACCTTGAGCATATCCACCGCTCACTTGTGATCCGCTGTACTTGGCTTCCGTTGGCAAGTTGTTAAATGCCTGCTTAGATGCCTCTGTGACTTCTGATGCTGCCTGTTGGACATCGCCTTTTCCAGACCGCATACCGTCGCTTACTTTTTGAGGAATTTCACGGCCTTTAACTTCAAAGCCTGCATCGGCGAGTGCGCTTCTAAACTCATCACCGATTGCGGTCACCATGCTCTCGATTTCGGGTGGTAACTCTTGACCAGTTGCCCGAATACCACGGAGGAAGCCTTCCTTGGCTTTATCTCCTGCCTCGGTCCATTTACCGTTGAGTCGTCCTAACTGCTCATCGGACGCATCTACAAGGGCCTGCGTTTGGTTGGCCATTTTAGGACCAGCCTGGCGCATTTGCTCGATAAGACCTTGGTCTAGTCCACGTTTAGCGAGTGTTTCAAGGTTTTGCGACCACTTATCAACCGCGTCGATGTTTTTCTGCAAGTTAGCGGTCATTTGATCTGCAGATAAGGCTGTCTGTTGCTCGATAGCCTGGAATGCGTTTTGAACTTCACCTTTGAGATTAGCAAACTCTTGTTGCATCATCTCTACAGCTTTCTTCTGCTCCTCGTTCATGGTCTGCAATGAGTAGATCACGCGACCATTCGCATCTTCTGTAGACTTGGCCTTGGCTTCATTGTTCTTAACGATCGTATTCGTTAATTCGTTGTCAGAGTCCTCGGTTTTCTTGATATCGTCCTGGAGCTTCTTGACTTCTTCGTTGTATTTCTTCTTAGCTTCTGTCTTGATATTGTCGCGAAGTTGCCCACCAGCGAAGCCGAAATCTTCTATCTTCTCAGTTTTGTCGAGTAGGCCTTGATATTCCTTTTCAAGCTCCTTCATCTTGTCCTTGATTTCAAGGCGCTTCTTGGCATTCTCTACCATTCGCTCGTTTGCAGCTTCAATCTCAGCCGATGCCTTGGCAATTTCAATCTGCTTCCGGATCGCGTCCGTGGTCATATTGATTGTGCCTGTGGCCTTGTCGTACTGGATATTCAAGCCCTCGATACGTGAGTTGAGGGTTTCTGCTGCCGACGCAAGCTCTTTCTTCTGAGCGGCAGTCTTGTTTTCAACCGCGTTCAGTTCGTCGATCTTCTTGACTAATCGCTCGTTGTCCTCGGCTGTAGCTTGGATCTCATTTCTGCGATCCTTATAGGCTTCATTGCCTTTGTTGATACTTTCGTGTAGATCATCGAGGGATTGCTGGAATTCTTTTGCTTTCTCTTTCGCTTTTTTGGTTTCTTCGCTTTCTTGCGTCAACCATGACACCAGACCAGCGATAGCACCAACGACGATAAAGACTCCACCAGATGATAGAGCTGCCAAAGCCCCAGCGAGTCCAGTAGTAGCACCCGTGGCTACAAGTGAGGTACTGGTTAAGGATACAAGGGAAGTGATAAGCGTACCAATTAGGCTACCGATACCTTTGATAATAGACAGTCCCAGCATCGCCCCTTTAAAGAGCAAGACTGCTCCTGCGACACCAGCGAATATTGAGATAAGCGGGTCTAAAACGGGTTTAAGAAAGCCTAATACACTCACTAGTCCCTTAACAATTGGAGTGGCACCGCGAATGACATTAATAATAATGTTAAAGGTGTTATTAATAGCTTCTTTGATACTGTCCAAGTGTTTGGCAATACTCTTACCAGTGACAGCCTTACTCAAGTTGTCAAACTCAGTAATGACATTTGCGATCCCTTTTGCCACGGCCAAGACAATATTATTAAATGATGTCTTGATACCCTCAGAGTTTTTCTTCGCCATCTCAGCAAAGCCGTTAACTCCTTTATTCAGCTCAATCAGACGCTTACTAAAATCACTAAAAGTTATCTTTCCATCTTGTAAAGCCTTGTAAAGGTCATTCTGTGCCGATGCCCCTGCATAACCAAAAGATTCTGCTGTCTTTTGCAAGGCGTAAGACATGGTCTCTTGCAAAGTCTTCCAAGATTGCAAGTCAACCTTACCAGATGATAACATCTGAGTATACTGCGTTAAACCACGGCTTGCTTCATCCGTTGATGCACCAGAAGCAAGAAAGGCATTGTTTAGGGCGATTGTTAACTTCGTAGACTGTTTAAGGTTCCCAGTCATTGAGGTTAGCTTTTGAGTCGTAGCTACGACCGTATCAAGAGAAGTTGGTAAGCCCTCGATACCCTCAGCAAGTAGCTTGGTAGATGATGCTACATCTTTTGACGAGTGCCCCAGCGATTTCATGACTTTCGGGAAGCGTTGCAAGGTATCAAAGCGGTCAATAGCCTTGTCCATTGACTGGCTCACAAGGTTCATTGCAGAGCTGACAGCTTTAAAAGCTACTGCCCCGGCTGAGAAGTTTTTGATTGCATCTTTGATCTTGTCAAATTTTGACGCGCTCCTTTCAGCCTGGTCGCCCGTGGTTTTGATGATGTCTTTTAGTTTGACAAAACCGCCCCCACTTTGAGATGCGACTTGTCCGGCTCTATGGACTAGATCGGCGCTTACTTTAAAACCATTCCCGCCGGTTTTACTGATTGTACCAGCTTCCCTTACTTTCTCGGCTGCCTGTTTAAAAGCATCACCGCCAGACTTGGAAAGCGCACCGGCTTCTTTGATTTTAAAACTTGCTGACTTAAAGCCCTCTCCGCCTGTCTTGGCTTCGTTGCCAGAGGCTTTTACTTTTTCTGCCGCTTGCTTAAAGCCATCGCCAGACCGCTGGGCAAGATCAGAGCTTTCTTTTACTTTCTCCCCGGCTTGTTTAAAACCAGAACCAGAACGTCCAGCTAAATCAGAGCTTTCTTTGATCTTCTCGCCAGCACGACGAAAGCCATTACTAGAGGTTTCGGATAGTTTCGCACCCTCGGCCATACGGTCTCCGGCACGTTTAAAACCTTGTCCAGCTCTTAAAGCCTTGTCACCAGTAGCCTGAATACCATCGCCCGCGCTTTTGACTCCCTGGCCCGATCTTCGGGCTTCTGACTCTAAACGCTTCAAGGCATCAGATAGCTCAGTAAGTTTGCGCCCGTTAACCTGGACATCAATTACGATTTTTCCATCTGCCATTATTCATCTCCCTCCTTTCCGTCTAATCTATATTTACTTTGTAGCCGTCTCATTTTGGCCTTATACTCGCTACTATCATTTTTCGAGGGCTTCCAAGACCGTATCTCCACTAATTGAGATACAGCCGTTCCCTCCGGCAAACCGTTGAGTAGCGCGATAAATTCGGGCCAAGTTAACCGGCCTTGTGCTTCAAAGAGGTTGATATTATACGCTTGAACGAAACTAGCGTATATTTCCTGCGCGTCTACTTCAAAATCAATTAAACGGATATCTTCTTCCTCGTCCTTAGCTACTGGCATAGGGTTCCCGTGCCGGTCATAAATCACGCGCTCTTTTTTTGTCCTCAAAAAATGCTCGTCGATATATTCCCACACGGCCACTATATCCTCGGGGTTGTCCAAGGCTTCGTCCGTCATCATTAAAACCGCTGTACGCATCTTTTCGAGATTATTCATGACTTCGTTGTCAAACATCTCAAAGACATCAAGCACCAAATCAAAGGAGCAGTCCACCTCATAGGTGCGCCCGTTTAATTCAAAGGAGTTCTGTATAGGCTCATTTAATTTCATGAGCGGTCCTCCTTATTATTTTTTGCTGGTCTTTTTTGTCTTTTTGGCTTTCGCTTTTTTAACGAACGACTCAGCAACCGCACCCGATGCCTTGGCCCGCTCTTGGCCTAGACGTTCGATTTCAGCACCCAGCAAGGTATCTACCTCATCAAATGCATGATCCAAAGCGTCAAGGTCTGGATAACGTTCATAGAGCTTGGCAAAGGTACCGTCCCCGAATAAGACATCATATTTAATCTCCGTCATTTTCTTCTGCATCTCAAAGGCTTCGTCAATAACTCGCTTGTTAATGACCCCTTTTTTGAGATCGTCAAACTCTCCGTTATTTGAGCGCTCAATCAGCTCTAACTGGTACTTGTTAAAGCGTTCTGTGATCTCTTCCTGGAGCGTTGCAAGCCGTGAGATATTCTCTAGTGATGTATCAAATTGTAGTTCGATTTCTCCGATATTGATCGGGATATAATCACGTTTTAGTTCGATTGAAATAGACATGTTTTTCCTCCTTTATGCACAAAAAAGAGCGTCCCAAAAAGGAACGCTTTTACTTTTACCTATTAGCCTACGACTGCTGTAGTTTTAGGAAGCGAGTTGTAAGAAATCTTACAAGAAAATTCCTCGTAGTTTGCAGCAGCCCCAGAGCCAGCCTTGATTGCTGACACGGTGGCAATTCCGACGTGTTGATTCTTACCGTCAGAGTCTACCACTTTATGCCAAACGAGGCGATCGTTACCGAGTTTGTACTTCAACCCAGCGATAAGAGCCATCGCTTCATCTTCCTTGTCGTAAGTTCCCTTAAAGGTGTATGAACCTTTAACAGATGTTACTGTTGTTTCTTCTGTACCGTCGCCGTCATAATAAGCGACAGATGTAGTAGCTTCATCTGTATCGTCGTCCACATCTTCGATCCATTTTGCAAGCTCTTTATAAGCTGTTTTGTCTGGTTCAGTCTTTGGATCAGTGACTGGTGCGATAAAATGCCCGCGTAGGGCGTTCTTTTGACGTGCCATATATTACACTCCTTTATTGTTTAGAATTGTTAGGTTTGCAGTGATATCCTGCAGATAAATATAAAAACCCTGCTCGTCCCGTTCGTTTAAGGAGGGCTGGGTAGTTGTTAAGTTATTAAAAATATATGAGTTGTTTTGACTCGGTAAGACCAGATCAAATTCAGATAATTCCTTGTTAATTTCCCAAAGGCACTCACTTGCTGTTGATTGATCTTTGACCTTTACTGCGATTTCAAAAATTAGAGTCACATCTCGTGAGCCGTCCATATATACACGCTCAACCTTACCGCCTGGCAGTGGATATAGGACCAAAGAGTCCAGCTCACTTAGAAAGTCAAGCTCACAAGCAAGCGGTAGACCGAGAGAGTTGATAAAATCGCGCAAAACAACATTAAAGTCATTGTTACTTTTCATTTAGTAAACCCCATTGCTTTCAGTCCAACCTCTGCCCACTTGTTCCCGTGGTTAGCTGAGGCCTTTAAGTCCCAGCGCTTACCAGTTCCAGGAGTGGTATACTTCCCAAAGCTAAAACTGCGATACTTGTTATAAGAACCACCGTAGAATTGGGCGCGTGCATATGGTGTGTTGTAGATGATCTGTGAGCCATTGCCTGCTACATGACCGCTAGATCGTAGTGGACCATGCAACAACGGCACATACGGCTCCATATCTAATAAGGCTTGGTTTGCGATCTCTAACTGTGCTTTTCGCTCCGATGCCTGCGATGTCTTCCGCGTTGCTCCACTCAAATCTATCGTGACATTGATCCCCATCACATCACCTCGATTTCGTAGCAGAAAACGCGACGACTGAAAGGCTCATAAACAGGAACGATCTTGTTTACGATATACTCATCGTCGCCGTCCTTTACAATCGAGTTACGATATGATGAATCAATCTCTACATCACAATACTGAGGGTATACGAAGATAACACCAGGCGCACGAAAAGACGGGTTCTTTTGTCCGGACGGGTTATTGACTGACCCTGGACCGTCAAAGTTGCGGTCAAAGCGTACAGGGCTTAAAAGAATAGGGTAGGAGAATTCTTCTTTCCCCCACCCGTCTTTTTTACCCGTTGGTTTTGAGATCGTCACTGAGTCAACTAGCGTCCGCTTATCAATAACGACCATAATCCACCCCGCTATACAAGAATCCAGCCGATTTAAGAGCGTTAAACGCGTCAAGTGATAGATTATACCCAGATGCCGTTTCAGACGCTCTAGAGCCGTTATTTGAGCTGTACGCAACCGTTGTACGGCCTAGTGTAGTACTTGCGATTGTCTGTTTATCCTCCGCAGTCAAAATGCCCGTACTATCCAGGTATTGTATCTGGTAAGCCGTAGCAAGTTTAACTGCTTTCTTGCGTGCCTTATGGTCTTTGTCAAAATCATGGAAGTCATAATAATGACGGATAAAGAGATCAATAGCAAGCTCCGCACGTTTCTCCAACACTTCAAACTCGCTTGTACTGTCAAAACCTAACTCACGATATTCTTCATGCGTTAAGTATGCCATGATACCTCCTATTCAGAGGCCACCTTTTGGGCCACGGGTTCGCTGTCAGAAACAAGAACCAACCACTCATCACCAAACGCGAGGTTTGTTTTTTGGTTGATTTCTTCTGCTTCTGCAGTCGTCAACTCGTAGACCTTGCCCTCGTCAAAGTTTTGGTCTGTTGACTCAATCAAGAAGTTACAAGTAGCTTTATATTTTGCCATTCGTTACTCCTTGATTTCGTAACCACTCGTAACAAAAGCAGATACTAGATTGGGATCAGTGATGGTAAAGGTTACATCGTCCTTTACCAAAACCGTCGCAACCTGTTCAACTACCGCTTCTGTTTTAGTTGTTTTTGTTTCTTCTGCCATTCGTTACTCCTTACGCAGTTTTATGAACGTAAATCGCTTTCTTCTTGCTGTCCAAAACGAAGGCATCGTAACGGATACGACCTTCTACAAGGTAGCCGTTGATACCTGGTGGGTTATCGTGGATCTTGTAGTCTTCCAATTTAACAGGGGAAGTGGTTGCGATTGGGTGCGCGATAACAAACGCTACGTTTTCAGGCAAGCGTGAAGTTGGAGTCAAGATAACAGGCAAGCCGTCGATAACTCCCACTTGACCCTTAAACGCTACTTCTTGACCAAGGTCAGAGTTTTTAACGAATGATGGATCGAGTTTAATGAGTTTGTAAAACTCTGGAGATACGTGTAGTTTACGTCCTTCTTCTGGCACAAGCGCATCAGTCAATTTAACTTGACCGTCAAGCACTGCTTCATAAGCGTTGTTTTTAGTGACTGCGCCAGTTTTAACGTTGGCTGTGTCAGCACCAGCAACGACTTTGCCGAAGCGGTAAGTGTCAACTTCTGGAATGATAACTTCTGAAAGTTGACGGGCAAGAGCTTTTCCTGCTTCCATAGCTCCGTTTGTATCTTGGACTGAACGTTTGTCGATTGTAAACGTGAATGAACGGTCTTTAGTAAGTGTCAATGTTTGTACATTGTTTTCCAATTCGGCTGCCGTACCGTAACGGGTGTTACCAGTAAGCGCGTAGTCGTTCATTGCTGTAGTTGGGATTGAGTATACCTTAACGGTATCTACACCGGTAAAGTCATAGTCAGAGTTGACGATACCAGTTGAGAGGGCTTCTTTGGTAAAGCGCTCATCTACTTTAGCATCAAATTTAGCTGCATAGTTAATAGTCATATAGGCTTATCCTACTTTCTTTTATTTTTAAATGCTGTCAAAGCCAGCAAATAGAGCTTTATCTTCCGGGCTGAGGTCGTTATCACCACCAGCGGACGGATTGCCACCAAGCGCGAACTTTGGCTGTGGTTCCTGTGGTTCTTCCTTTTGAATAAAAAGGTAAGGGCTTGATTCCTTTAGACCGCTGATAGTTTCTTCTAGTTTAGGCTTGCCATCTTCTGCAAGCTCGATCTTATCAAGATCAATAAACTTCATAAGGTCCTCGGAGTTATGCGCTCCCACGTCTTTCAAAGCTAAAGCAACCGCGTTGGTTTTCTTAACTTGCGCAAGGTTCGCTTCACTATCTGTCTTGTAGCTTTCAAATTGAGCTTGTAAGTCTTCCAGTTGTTTCTTGGATTCTTCGCTAGCTCCCTCTTTAGCTTGTAAGTCTTTGATAGCTTGGTCCCGTTGTTCAAGTTGTGTCTTTAAGCTGTCGTTTTCTGCTTGTACCTCTGACTTGGCTTCTTTGATTGCTGACCCGTACGCTGCCATAATGCGCTCAATAGTGTCCTTGTCTTCAATACCTGCATCAACCAACATCTCGCGTTTTAAACTCATGTTTAAAACTCCTTTCTGTTTTACGTCCAGGAGACGAATTTGCCGGTTTACGTCCAGCAACGAAAGCGCCCAGCGGGTAACGATCCCGCAAGAGGTAAGAAAAAAAGGAGGAAATCACCTCTTATCCAGATAATGGGCGCAAAATAAAAAGGCTATAAAAGCCTTTATTCTTCCATACCGCTTACAAAACCTTTGAAAGCTGCCCGCGATATATCTTTTTGACGTTCCAAAAATGTTTTTTTCTTTCTAAACAAAATCTTTTCCAATAATTTAACAGCCTTATTCATCAGCGTTTTCTCCTTTTGGTTTAAAATACCTTTCCCTCGCATAGTCACGATGCAAGAAAGGCTTGTCCGCGATATAATCTCGCAAGGTTGCCTGTTGGTCTCTGATTTTGGTTTTAAACTTGCTGATAAGTTCCTGGTCGCCCAACTTCTCGGCAACGTGTAACTTCTCCTTAGACTTGCGAATTGCTCGCTCGTATGCCCTTTGTTTAGATTGGGCATTAGCATTTCTAATAGCTTCTTCCTGCGTTACATTCTTAACATCTGGCCCCAGCTCTGGCAACTCGTTTATACCAGGCACAAAAGGGGTTAACATGTGTCCGCAGTTAATACCAAGACACCCTCCAGCAGTCCCGTAGCCATGATCCGCAAGTGATAGAATACTAATACCGTGTTCTTCTCTAGCTGGGCCATAGGTCACAATATGGTGCTGTAAGGGAGCGCAAGCCTCGCGGGCCGTAGCCTTTTTAGAATAATAAAAGGTATCAATACCAAGCTCGTCCGCTGGCATCGTCCGCATCTCGCGGTAGCTACGCATGACTGTGGTTTTAATAACCGTTCTAGCGTAATTATCCACTTTCCAGTAGTGCCCACCACGGTCAATAAAACCCTTGAAGCCTATCTCTTGCCATTTCATGACGGTTTGAGATACAGCCTTATCATGTGTGACTAGCCCGACCACTTGACGGGCTACAACTTCCTGGACCATTTGACGATAGACATCTGTAACGATTCCTGGAAGCGTGGTATTAATCAAGTTACTGATGTCACCGTGTGACTGTTCAAAATTCCCGGCTAGTAGCTCCTGCGCGTGCTTAGAATTGCCAAAATCACCGCCTCCAAGGTCGTCCAAGAGCTGTTCTTTGGTGGTCTGATAGATTTTAAAGCCCTCGTCCTCAATGACCTTACGGAGCTGTTCTCGGCCTATTTTAGAGTAGCGGGCGATTGTGTCCAGGTTCTGCTCATTTAACATGTGCATCTGGCTCATACGCTCTAACTGCCAGATATACGGGTTATCAGTCAAAGACTCAGCCCCACGCTCTAACAGTCTGTCAATCACCTCGTCGAATAGGTCACGCGCCATCTGATGATAGATATCACCGACTTGTGATGCGCGCAACTCCAATTGCTCCTCGTTAAATAATACCGGGTACTTGTTACGCGCCATTTACTTACTCTCCATAAATATCAACTTCGCTGGTGCTACGCTCTAGCTCCATGCTCTCAGCGGTTTCTTTTTTGATATCATCAAGCATTTGTTTAGCTTCATCATCTGACAAGCCCAGCGCTTTGGAAATAGCGTATTGCTTGCTGACAAGGCCACTTAACAAAGCCTTAGCGTAGTAGTCTAGCTCGTTATTTTTGTCAACAAAGACACCATCATCAAGGTTTACTGTGATATCGTCCATCTCTGGAATAGGACCGCTATACAAGCCGTACAGTTTACCAATCTCACAAATAGAGATAACCAATTCTTTGATAGATTGATCTACAAGGCTCACGATGCTGTTTCTTAACTGGTACGTGTCAGAGTTTTCGGACACAACCTCAGTCGCAGTCTTCATGCTCTTACCGTCAAAGGTAAACATGCCAGGCGATACCCCGACCTGCATTTCAAACAACGCAAGGCCCTCGTTGATTGCCTTGATATAATCGTCTGAACGGATAGGAGTAGTGAGGTCTGTGATATTGATAGGTGTGTCTTTGCCACCGTCAATCTGTTCATAGACGTTCTGCTCTGGATCAAATTCGCGCGTGACAAGATCAGTTTCTCCGTGATGGTCAAAACCAATCCGGACAGTTTGGTCTGGTACTAACACGCGCCGTTGACCCATGCGCACTTCCCACTTAAACTCGTCATAAGTGGTATTGATAAAGTCAATAGTACTCTTGGCATTATCAAAGATAGATAGACCAAGCGGGCTGTTGATATCCTTGTTATTCATACCAGGGGGTTTTAGGTAAGTAAATAACGGCCGTGTAAGCCCGTCAAGCGTTACTTCTTCCTCTAGGTCCTCATATACCTCGGATAGTGGTACACGGTCACCAACGCGCTCATTTTCGTTAGAACGGTACAGCTCGTTAGTGATTGTGTATTTCTTATCCTTGGTCCACTCATGCAACTCGATTAGAGTATAGTAAATCGTTTCCTTGCCTATTGTCTTTTGGCTCTTGTTGATGATAGCTGCAGACGATACGTCCTGTGTGTTTGACTGCAATGGATAAAATACAGGGGCTTGAATGAATGAAATCTTGATCTTGTCGTCGTCAACGTATGGACGCATAGCAAGACCACCAAGGGCAAGACAGCTCTCAAGGTATCGCTCAAAGTTCTTGTTAAAGCGGTCATTCAGCAAAACCGTTTGAATGAACTCGTTTGTCACTCTATTCGCAACACTTATCTCTGCCTGCTCATTGAATACCAGGCTGGCGATCTTCTTACAAGCCGTGCGTGCGATAGGCAAGTGGTTTCGTGTCCGCTGTTTATCAACGCGGTTTGAATTGCGGTACCGTATAGGGTCCCACTTACTTTGATAGTATTTTAAGTTTTTCTGAATACGATTGTACTCGTCAATGTTAATTGCGATTTTAGGATGCTCTGTTATGTTGCCTAATGATTGGCTTGTCATTACATATTTACCCCTCTTAAATATATTTCTTATTGATTGTAAGATACTCATTTCAAACCTTTCTCTAGGCTTTTAATCTTAATAATTGCGCGTTATCAACGACCATGTACTGGAACGCGTCGCAAGTGTGATCGTCCTCTTTAATGACTTTCGGGTCGTCATCCTTGACCGTTTTCTCGTCCCACTGATAGCGTTTATGTTCCTCAATAAAATACTTGAGGTTGTTCTCAGTTGGAAAATAATAAAAACGACCATTCGCAAGTAGCGACTGGACGTATTCTGTCATTATGATTTTCTTCTTCTTGGCCACTGGGTGCCAGCGAATACCAAAGTCCTCTAAATACTGGTTTCTCAATGCTCCCTCCGCACTATCTATCGTCATTTCAATGACTGGTACATTCGGATATTTCTGCGTCTGCTTGATAACAAAGTCATGTAGCTCTTTAGACAAGACGCTCGGAGCTTTCTTCTTAACCTTGCCAGCCGGGCTGTAGTAGTAGTTATCCACAAGATAGAGATTAGAGCGATTAGTCACCACAGCATGCAAGCAAGTAGTGGCCGATTGTTGGTGCCCTGTATCCGCTGCGAATAGCTGACCTATGACACGCTCACCATCTGGTATCTTATCTACGCGTTTAAACAAATCCATGTTATACACGTTTGTACCCAGACCAACCGGCTCACCCAGGTACAAATACCTGTAGTAGTCGTAGTCGTTTGTTTTGATACGTTCTATCTCGTCCAGCATTTGATCGGTTACAAATCCCAGCTCGTCGTCCAGATAACTAGATTCATGTATCAAATACTTCTCGGCCGTTCGCAGTGAGTCAACCCACTCATTGATCCAATTGTAAGGGTTGCGCGGTGGGTTATACGACCAAAAGAACTGCACAAATGGATAGTCCGGGTGCTTTTGACGCATGAATGTACTGTTTGATTGGTCGAACTCTTCCGAATCAGCAAACTCGGCTGCTTCCTCGTACCAAACAGCAATAACCTTTCCGACCTCATTTGATTTCAGTTTCTGGAAGTCGTCCTGGCCGTAAAAGTGGAACGTCGAACCAGACCGCCTATGTACGATCTTATAAGGACTTTTAGTCCGTTTGAACTGGTTAGCCATGCCAAACTTATCAAGCGCCCAGATTATCTTCTTGTAGACACTATCAAAAATTGTGTTACCAACCTTACGGACGACAATGATCTCTACGCATTGCCCCTGGGTTATTGCTTTAATCATCATAAAAACAAGCAGGAGAGCAATGACCGATGACTTAAACGAGTTACGACCACCCTTTAAAATATTATAAGGTTTTGCTGACCGCCACACGCTGTAAAACTTAGGATTGATCTCTTTACTTAGTTTTATAGTCGGCTTAGTCGTTCGGGATATCGTCGATGATGAGGATTGACTCATCGGCACCACCTCCCGCCTCGTCTAACGCTTGGGCCTTACGTTTGTTCTCAAGTTCCAGAGCCTTGATACGTGCTTTCTGTTCTTTCTTATCAAGCGTATCTTTCGTGCCCTCGCTATTTGCTATCTTAGCAATTAGTTCCATGTGCCGAGCGCTTCCTTTTAAGGCTTTCTGTATCGCGACCATTATCAAAGCCGACTCGAAGTCGTCTTCAAAACCCATTTCCTTTAGCTTTTCAGCCATTTTAGGACTAGCAACGGGAGAAACAAGAAAGGCATCAAGTGTCTTTTTCATGTTGGCTTTTTTTCGTCTAGCCTTTCCGGAAGCGATGCCACCTTTTCTCTGTATTTCCCTCTGCTCTTTCTCTGTTCGCTTATTAAAAGGGATCAAGTTTTCCTCATTAGCCATCGCCTCACTTCCTTTGCTTTTTAAAAATAAAAAAAGCCGTATAAACGGCTCGTTGTCTATCTCAAAAACCCAGAAACACTAACCAATCTTGGCTTTTGATTGTATTTTTTGGCAATTTCCTTGCTTTTGCTATTGACCAGATCAATGTAAGGTTTAACTAGCTTTTTAGCTTCGTCAAAATCAATTTCTCCAATTCGTAGCAAGGTTCTTGCTTGTTCTGCTTTTGTCTTTAAAATAATTGTTTGTTCGTTCATGTCGTATCTCCTTTTTCCTATGCTTAGAGCTTACGCCAACAAGCAAAACAAGTCAAGGCTTATTCTTCATTTTCTTCATCATCTTCGAGGTTTTCAAGCGCTGCAAGATCACCGAATTCATGTTTGATAGTTTTAGGGTCGCCTTTAAAGAATACCAAGACGCTTTGATGTGATCTAATAACCTTACGGCCACTATTCATCTGTTTTCTGGCCCTCATAGCACCAGAGCCTAAAACGTTAATCAAAACAATGTCATTATAGAACATGACACCAGCGCTTTCAAACGCTCGTTTAGTGACACCAGTCAAATCACGATAGAAGCCTTTCTTGTCCCTAACATCGCTTATAGTTACGATTGCAAAGCGATTGTTTTTTAATTTTTTAGCAAACTTTTTGAGGATATCAGAATAAATCTCGCAAAAATCATCATATCCCATGTTCGAGATGTCGTTCTCGTTGTCGCTATAGACTTCAAGATCAAAATAAGGCGGACAAGCAAAGATCAGATCCGCGCTTTCATCTTGGATATACCGATCTACATTTTTAGAATCATCACAGATCCAGTTTACCTTATCTAAATCAATACCGATTTCTCGCGCATTATCAAAGTTAGCGTCTATTTGTTCTTCCCGCAAGTCTATCCCTGTATACTCGTGTCCTAAACGCTCGGCAACAATTCCTCGAACGCTTCCACCAGCGAATGGATCAATAATTTTCGAGCCTTCGTGCGGTGTGAACCATGTATAACCGATCTCACACAATACCGGATCAAAGATACTTGTACCGCCAAGGCTGGCAGTATTCATACTTTTCGCAAACGTCAAATTGCCTTCCCGTCCGACCTCTGACTTAATACCTAAATCAAGCCACTCTCTTTTACGGTTTTGCCAAATACCCTGGCGCGTGTCAAAGATACTCTGTGGCATGATGATAAAATCATCAACTAGCGAGCCAGAATAATCATTCTCCCGTACTTTTTGTTCAGTCGTTTTAAAATCATCTTCCGGTTCAAAGCCAAAATCAGACATATCAATATCTTCGATATCGTCCAGCTCTAATTGGAGTATGTCAATATCAAAGTCTGAATTCATTGTTAGCTTGTTATGGACGAGGATATATGCTCGCTTTTGTTCCTCGCTCATGTGCGACAAGCGAATCACTTCCACCTCGTCAAAACCTAACTCTTTTAGAGCCTTATACCGTCCATGACCCTCGATGATAACATTGTTCTCGTCAATCGCGATCGGGTCATTGTTTCCAAACTCCTGGATTGACTTCTTAATTTGTTCAATTTGTTCGCGAGGGTGTAACTTCGCGTTGTTCTCATATTCAGTTATTTCTGAAATATTGATTTTTTCTATTTTCATTTTTTACTCCAAACACCAAAAAGAGCGCACCTTAGCGATGCGCGCTTCTCGGGTTATATGGTCTACTTTGTCCTCGTTGACAAAATAATTCAAGGGGCCTAGTAAGTAGCACCAAACTTACATCATCGGTCACTTTCGTTTTTTGTTTTTGTGTGGTGCATTTTATAGCCGGGGCAGGAATCGAACCTACATTATGCGGGTGAAAAGTCCGCTACTCTAACCGTTGAGTTACCCAGCAACCTATCATAAGGAGACAACCAAATGGCGCAGGTCCTTCCTACTCCATTGGATAATACTATAATATCACTCAATACAGCGCTTTTACTGTCAACTTTCTTTCATTTATCTCCCAGAAATCTGTATTCAAGCAATTCCCCAGCTTTATAGGCTTCTGCGAATTCTAATAAAGCCCGATCCAGCAATCTATAGTATTCACTTTCAGAATATCCTAGACTTGGATAAATAGCCTTGTCTTGTCTAAACCGTACCCGGCAATATCGCTCAATCAAAATCTGCGATAGATTGAGATCAGAAAGCCGGTTAATAGCTGATGCCATAAGCTCCAACTCTTGCTGTGCGCTTACCCGTCTAATCACCATCTGCTCAGTTTGACGGCTGGGAGAGCTTGGTGCACTCTTTGGTTCTAGCGAATAAGTGGCTGTGACTTTAGGGCTGTATTCTTCCCCAGCGATTCTTAACAGTACGCGGTAGTTTTTGAGTGTATTGTCTGCATTCTCCTTTGTTTTATTTTTTAGCACTTCACCAAAAAGCATTTAATCCCACCCTTCCATTTTTAAGATTAAATCTAACGCTTCTAATTTACGCTTTAAACGACGCTCTCGCTTGCGTTCTTCATTTCGTTTATAATTATGATTATCTCTGTAAAATCGCTCAACCAGGTCCTCGCTAGACCGTCCTGGGCCTACTTTATCAAGTGACTCTTTCATGCATTCGTAGAGCAGATCAGTTTCTACAAAACCTACAAACTTCGCGATAATTGCAGATGATGGCATTCTGTTCTCTTTCTTATATTTTTCATAACGCGCGCCGTCTTGGTATGCATTGTGACTTTTCGCGGTTTTGAAAAACTCATAAACAGAATCAAACTTTTCTATTGCCTTGTCAGCTTCCTGGAAAAATTCTTTTTTCAATTCCATCATCTTCCCCTGATTTCATCGTGATTAGTTCAGCATTTTTCATAATAGTTTTCATAATGAACTGACACAATTCTTCTGGTGTCAGATCACCCTCCAACTCCGTTCTCATCTGCTACCTCCTGTAATTGCCAAGCCATACGCGAATTATAATCATTGTTCAATTTGTTTATAATCACGTCCTGCATGGTGTTTTTTTCTTCGATCTTCTCTAGTTCGTCCTTTTGTGTTTGGATCGTCCGCTGTAGATCGCTGTTGCTCGTCTCAAGTATTCGGACTCGTGCGTTTAGATTGACGCATACAGCAATTAGGATAAAAAGGATAAACGCAAAATTCGCACGTATCAGCTTATCATTATTTGCCATTTTCCCGTCCCTTCTTCTTTCTACTCAATATGCCCACGATAATCGCACCGATAAAACCAATTAACCAGATAGCACCGATAATCAATTCTACGATGTCTGATAATGTCAAAGCAAAGATCATTTCTGTTCTCCTGTCAATCGGTTTATTTTATTTTTTATTTCAAGACTTTCTCCGTCCCCAAAACATACCAGCGTTGTTTCTTCTTCCCATTGATTTTTAGTATATGGGTATCTGTTTGGTCTCATGATTTTACCTCCAACAATTCCGGATTTTCGTAGATGTTCCCGATAACTTTGTAATATTGTAGAAAGTCCTTCGTGATATCAATTCGATAAGTGCGACTTAGACCGTCACCATACCAGCGACCTTTGTCTTTGTCGTATTTGACAATAAAAGTATATTCTGTCTGTATCTGATGATGTAAGATATCACCTTCAAAAACTTCTGTATCTTCTTTGTCGACTAGTCCTGTTGATTGCATGAGGTTAAGATCATTGTTTACAATCCATGAACCGGCAACATCGTCCTCATCAATAATCCAGATATTCCCATCACAAACCATCACTTCTTCTGGCTGATACATACGACATAACGAACCGCTATCATACGCTCTATACTTTGGAATCATCTTGAACCTCCTCAAATTTTACAAAAGTCATCCAATGAGTCGTCCCTCTTTGCTGACCAAATAAGGGCTTAAATGGTATTACCTCTAGTACTTTCTTGACATTTACCTGGCAATCTGACCATTTAAAAACTAGTGTACCTCCAACTTTCAGAACTCTCATACATTCTTCAAAACCTTTGGCCAAATCTTCCGACCAGGTAACTTTATCCAACTGACCATACTGAGATTTCATTATCGAATTAGGCCCAGCCCATTTTAGATGCGGTGGATCAAACACAACTAGATTGAACGTGCTATCCTCAAAAGGCATATCACGAAAATCACCGATAACATCAGGATCTACGTTAACCTTTTTACCATGTATTTCAAACTTTTCTTGTCTAATATCCATAAAAGTTGTATGACTCTCATGTTTATCAAACCAAAACATACGACTTCCACAACAAGCATCTAGTATCCTTATATCTGTCATTCTTACACCTCCTCAATCTCAATGCCCGGACAATCGAACACCCAACCTAAACCTAATTTTTCAAGATCAGATTTTGTAAAATTAGATCTAAAATTTGGATCGAAATGTGGACCTAGTTCATCATTAGAAAGGTATTGTTTAGTAGTTTTACACTTAACTGTGTACTTTGGTTCTTTCTCGACTGTGTAGCCGTCCAACCAAGCACGGGCAAAAGTATCAATGTTGCCTTCGTAAAACCACTCTTGGACTCTCTTATCATAATGATCTTCAATCACTCTCATAGCCCCATAAACATGAAAATCGTATGTTTTTTTAAAATATATATAGTCCGCCACAAACTGCGGGATTGTGACTTTCTCATGTTCCATAGCACCCTCGACCTTCCCTTGCTCGTAACCTGCCTTATATTTCAAAGTCCCATAGTCGCTACCCAATTCATTCAAAATTTCGTTGAGCCAAACTTCCTGAGCGCCAAGATCTAGCTTCTTAGTTCGTGCGATAACGTCTTTTAATTTTAGTTTATCTTTTTCAATGAAATCACTTGCTTTTTTTACGAAGCATCTAGGAACTTCTACTTTCTCACCATTCTCTAAAACCAAATATAAATTGTCATCGCCAAGGGTGCTTCGGCTAAACCCGTCATAATTTCCATATAAAATAAATTTATACCATGGTTCCATCTTCCAAATCCTCCTCTTTTACAAAGCTACCCTCGACCCAGCGACCCTTGCGGTCTTTGATCTCGCTGTAAGCTAGTTCGAAGCAATCCGCGAAGTCGTAACCTAATTTGTGCGCGATAGCTTTTAAATAGCTCACAATTCTCAAAAGGTTAAACTTGGCATTTTTCATAACTTCCAACTTGCGCGAGAATTGGAACTCGCTGGCATTGTCAATCATCAACTCAAAGCAGTCTTTGATATCGCCCTTTCTCGCTTCTACTGCTTTAGTCAAAATCTCAACCGGATCAAGTTCAATCATCATTGCCAATCCTACGACAACCACGGCACAATCACCGATGCTGTCCTTGGTTAGCTGTTCTTTTTGTTTGGCATACCCTGCGACCAGCTCGCCCAATTCTTCAAATAGCTTGAGCGTCTGTTTAAATACATCTCCCTGCGTGATATCCCGGTCAATAAACCACTGTCTAGTTAGCTCGGTTAGTTCCTCGATTTTGTCAATATCCATCTATCATATCCCCCTCGATTTCTTTTAATTTCTTGTCTATGGCTTTAATTTCCTTGTGTAGCCATTCGCGATAGTTCGCGCTGTAGTGATGTCCTCGCGTATTGCTGATTGTTTTTAGCTGTAGTTCCTCGCTCAGCCGTTTCTCATAGATACGCTTAGACCGCAGTAAGTTTTCCTTTTCCATCTCAAATACCTAAACGATGATTTTCCAGGCCGTCCCTAAAGCTGTACATTTCTTCAAAATATAGCCCGATCAAGATCGCGTCTGCTTCATCGTCCTTAACATCTTTATTAAATTTATTTGCCACGATGTCGATTGCTTGCTGTTTCAAAACCTGCCGGCCTTTGCCTTTAATAGCAAAGTGCTTTCTCCAGGTTCGCACGTTAACAAAGTAGACACGGTCCGCGATTAGTCGGGAAATGATAATGCCCGTTGCTATTCCGATTTTAACCATCGTTTGCTGGTTGCCACCTCCGACGTTGTTCTGCTCGATCACAATCTCTTTAAAGGGTTTGTTATACTTTAAAATCAACCGCGACTGAATAGCTTTCAGTTTGTTCGCCATTTGCAAGGCTCGCTCTAGAAATGTACCTTTAGGTTTGACAACCCCACTGTCTAACAGGTCCGGGCCGTCATATACAGCCCAGCCTGTCGCACTAGTGGAAGCGTCAAGTGATAACGTCAATTCTTTCATTCGTTACTCCAAGCCACGTTTTAATAAATGACTCAAAAAAGCTTTGAATTCATCTTCTTCATCGTTTACTTCCGGCTCTTTTAAATCTGAGCCATCTTCCTCAGTGATCTCGTATTCTGCTTTGATTTTGACTAGGCGACCACCTACAGCCTTAGCCAGATTTTCCATGGATTCTTTGGTTTCTTCATCTTTTTTTTCAAAAATCAATGCACATCGAACTTCATTAGTAAAACCAGCACTAAACGTTAATGAGTGTTCTTGATTTTTATATTCTGTTAAAAATTTATTTGTTCCATTTTGTGCGATTGTGTAAAATTCTTTTTGTTGTTTCATGTTATTTCTCCTTTTTTTAAAATAAAGTTAGTTGCTGTTTAAAATCTGCCAAAGTAAGACCGATTGAATTTAGGTCGTTACTGATTGCGGTTAGATCGTTAGTGATAATTATTTTGTTCATTTCCCTTGAATACCGCTGTGTCTGATATCCGCCCAGATCGTCCTTATACCAGATATCTTGTATAGTTTTTATTTCTGGATATTCTTTGGAAAAGTGTTCTTCAATCCAAGTCATAATAATGTCGATTTGATTCCTTCTGTCATTTTATCCTCCCAAATTGCTAAACGGGACTTCCCATTGATAATCATCATATTCATTACAAACGTTTTTGATAATTTTACCTTTGGAAATTTCAATTTCCTGTGTAAATTCCATGCCACACTCAAAAGTAAAAATTTTAATATCAACATCAAACTTACTTGAAATTTCTTGATAATTTTCTGGAGTAGCACTCCATGCTTGCTCAAAATTATCCAGTTCAACGGTACAAAATTCTTCTTCAAGCAAAACTTCTATTTGTTCTTGGTCAATAAATGCTCGTCTTGTACCATTGATGTAAAAATAGGGAGCTGTGTTGTTGAATTCAAGTAGAGTGCCATCATATTTTTCTTCTAATGTTACAGTGTTGCTTAATAGCATTTCTTTCAATGCTGATGAAATATTTTCGCTTCTTCCTCTTAATTTAAGAGATCCTTTGGCCCAATTTGGCATTATTTTTCTCCTTTTATTTTTTAGAACGGTAAATCATCATCTGAGATGTCCATAGGGTTTGCATTCATAGGCTCTGCCTGACGTCCAAAATCTGGCTGGCCGTATCCTTGCGACAGCCCAGCTTCACGGTCTTTCCGACTTTCTAAAAGCTGGAAGCTATCCGCCACAACCTCAGTCACATATACGCGCTGACCTTGCTGGTTTTCGTAACTTCGTGTCTGAATACGTCCCGTGATCCCAATCAAAGCACCTTTCTTAGCCCAGTTTGCAAGATTTTCTGCTTGCTGTCGCCAGATCACGCAGTTAATAAAATCTGCTTCACGCTCGCCATTTTGGCTTTTAAAATTGCGATTAACTGCAAGGCTAAAAGTTGCTACCGCTTGATTGCTCGGGGTGTAGCGTAGCTCTGCATCTTTGGTCATACGACCAACAAGTACAACGTTGTTTAACATCTATTAGTTTCCTTTCAATTTATTTAAAAGCAAATCTGCTTTTTCCACTTGTGACTCTTTAATTTGCTTGTAATCTGCGACATCTAAATATCGCAAGAACCATTGAGCGACTGAACCGTCCTGCTTGCCTTTTTCCTCTGAAATCTTAGCAACCTCTTTCAAATAGTAGTTTGCTTTTTCAACTGAGATAACGGCTTCAGCTTGTTCTTTAGGTTTTGTTTTATTTTTTGGCTGATCTGGTTCGTTCATATCGCTTGGGTACTCATCTACATCTTTTTCCCCGATGCCAAACAGCCCTTGAAGCGCATACTTGCGAGCGTAGGAGCTCACTGCGCCAGTCCATTGTGGAACTTGCATTTGTTTGAATTGTCCTTTTTGAGTGTTTAAAACTGGTACTGTATCCAATTCTGCAAATCCAATCGATTGAAATTGTCTTTCTCCATCTGTTACTGTAGCCGTTGATTTCACAAAGATGCGATCGCTGATAACAACCAAATCATCAAATACAGTTAGTTCCCAATCTGTATTAACCTCTTTAAATTTTGTATAAATGTCTTCAGCGTTACGAAATGCATATTTAACATCTTTTGATTTTTTCTTTTCTAATTGCATCTTTTTTTGCAATTCTGAAAAAGATAATTTTGTCATATGCTTCCCCCTTACCTAATACTCAAATTCTTGTTTTCAACCAAGGTTGCCCCAGCGATTTCTTGCCCGTCTGTCAAAAGTCGTTTTAAAGCCGTCTTATCGGCCTTGTATTCAACTCTCTTGTACTCGTCTGGTAGCAAGACCATGTCAACCTCCACGGCCTTAGATCGTCTGAATGACACCTTAAACAAGGTCGTATCTACTCGGTCGTGTCCCGTGAGTTCCATGCTTTCTTTAAGAGTGGTTTTCATGCGGTCCTTTTTGGCTTTGTCCGCATCGTTCAACTTCTTCAAGCGGTCAATTTCATTCTTGCGAGCTTCGATATCTGCATCAAGGTTCTTAATGACTTTGATATAGCCTTCTACCTTGTTTTCGTAGTCCTCGTTCCAGTCGATACTTTCCAGCGTGTCCTGCTTGGTTTCATCGTCCAGGTCCATATTGTAAATGTCAAGAAATTGTCCTGTTAGTTCGTAAAGTGTCGCCATGTTTTATCTCCTTTTTGATTTTCTTATAGTGATCCCATTTAGTAGATTTTAAGCTGTTCAGTAGCTTCTGCTCAGTCTTGATTTGCTTCTTGTACTGTAGCACCCACGCTGTGTACTCATCATCATTCTCCGCAAAATAATACCCGCGAGGAAGTGACCGACTGGCCACGATAGGCACTGAGTAATTAAGCCGAAGTTCTGCGATGCCACCTCGCACCTTTCGTACTGATAAGTTCGTCATTCTGGCAATGTCGCGCGTGGTCAGTACATTCGCCCGTCCTACTCTGATACAGGCTAGTATTAGTTGTAAGCGTTCGTTCATAGCTTACCCTCCTCTTGATACTTCATTAAAACTTCTTGATACTTTTTCAAAAGTTGGTTTTTTTGGTTCAGTTCCTTCCGCAATCTTCTGTTATCGTTCAAAGTTACTCGAAGTATATTATTTTTGCCTTCTAGGTCGATTTTTTGAAAACGTATCTCTTGTTTTAACGCTTTAATTTTTTTGCTACAAAACATCTACTGCGCTCCAGTCGTTATCTGAGCGCGAGTGTTTCCGTGCATAAGCTAGATCTGCTTGAAATGCTTGATAGCCCTCGTTAAATTTCTCTTGTAGATCTTCCTCGTACTGTTGCATGATTGCGTCCTGCTTAGCTTGACGGGCTTTCTTGCGTTGTGCGCGTTTGAAGTCCCATACTGCCCCTGCGAAGCCGGCTGCAAAAAATGTTCCTGCAATTGTCATACACCCTAAAATTTCGTTATACATTTCAAATCTCCTTGTTGATTCGCCTGATTGCGTTGTAATACCCGCTATCCTTTGGTATCGTGTACCCTGTTAAATCTTCTACCTGGCTACCGTCTGACATGATGTTAATAATGCGCGGTCGCCATTGATTTTTATTCCTCGTCATGTTATAATTCCTTTAGAAAAGTTTTATCTCTTGACCGCTTGGAGTTCCCTTCTCCTAAGGGGTCTTTTTTTATGCTCTGCCGGCTAATCTACAAGCGTACAGGTCCATGATCTTACCTCTTGCACTATCTGGATCACTAGCTAGTAGCTTAGTTTTCATTTCGTCTGAAAGCTCGTAGCAAGTAGCTTCAAAGCCCTCAATCATTTTGTCAATCAAAACGGCAATTTCCTCCTGTCTTCTGCGTTGTCTGGATACTTAAAGTAAAGGTCCCGTCCGCCTTTGGTTATGCGACTTCTTAGACCGTCGTCATACGCTTCTTTCATCGCTTTACCTCCCATGTTGGTAGTGATGATTGTTTTATCGCGATGGTCTAAAAGCGTATAGAGAAAGTCTTGCTTCCACTGCCCGCGGTCTCCCTTGCCTAAATCGTCAAGAATTAGGAAGTCAACCTTGGTCAGTAGATCCAGCCAGTCATTAGTTGACATCGCCCCTTTCTTATCAAACCCGCCTTGTATCTTTTGGAAAAGCGTTGGCACATTGACAAACAAGATGCTTTTAGGAATTTTATTCGCTTTGAAATCTGCGTTTAGCTTCTCCGCGATTGCCAGCGCGAGGTGCGTTTTACCTCTACCAGCTTCACCCATTATCAAAGCGTTCCCTCGTCCGTCATGTAAATAATGATGTACCAGCCTCAAAGCGTAGTTCTTGGCTTTTTCATCAATCTCATTTGATACCGTGAAAGTCTTAAAGGTCGCGTCTTTCATTTCTGGTGGTATGATGCTGTTTTTATCAAAAACATCGTAAGTCTTTCTTAGGATTGTAGCCGTGTGAGCTTGTCCGATTTTTTGTTCTTCCTCACGCGCCATTTTCTCCCTTTGACACTCCGGGCAAAAGGTTCTGTTACGTTCGTCCTGCAGTGGTACATCATCATTTAGCGACCACTTAAAGCACGAATGTATAGAGCAGGTCTCTTGTTCGTTGATATGGTAGACAAGCGGTAAATCCATGCTGTCACCCCCTAGAATCCTAATTCCGGATCTATTTCGTGAACGCTTATGTCAGTTCCGAGAAGTGCATACTTGCCGGACTTGAAATCTTTCTGGCCGTTGTATGTTTTAGGCTTTTTAGATGATTTATACTTTTCATCTGCCTGCTCCGCTTCCTCAACCGTTGTTACACCGTTCTTTCTCCAGTTATCCAGGATACTCTTTAAATATCTGAAATTTCTAGCTTCGTTGTCTGCTGACTTGCTGATAGCAAGCTGGACAAGCTCGATCTTCATTCCATCTAAAGCGATATAATCGAATAACTGTTGAAATTGAATTTGATCTAATTTAAAACCTCTACTTCTGAGTGTCTGTGCGATAGTCCCAGATTGAATATTTTCTAATTTTTGAGGCCTATCATCATCATCATTAATATTGGTTATATTAGTCTTGATATTATTAGTATTGATTGGCTGTAAATTTTCCAGTTCTTGACCTGTAATTTTTACAGTTCCGTACTGTAAATTTTCCAGTTCTTGACCTGTAATTTTTACAGTTCCGTTGATGTACAAGCGATTAGGTCTATTTACACCCTGTCTTACCTCTTTTATCAAGCCATATTTTTCCAATTCCTTCTTGGAAGAAATGATAGTTTTTTCAGAACAGTTCAGCTTTTCCATCATTTGCTGATTTGTGAAGTACATATACACATCGCCATTTTTGTCGTACCAGTTATTTTCTAGTGACAAGGAACGTCTATCAAAGATTAGCGCATATACAACCTTAGCTCTTAGGCTCATGTCTTTGTATTCTGGATCAAATAACCATTGCGGTAGTTGATAGAATGCGTTGTTTTTCACTTCATTTATCTTCACCCTTTCTCCTTTCTATATGATTTAAAATCATATGAGATTTTAAATTTAAACCCCCAGAAGATCGCTGGCGGTTGTGCCTAAAACTTTGCAAAGTTTCAAAAGATGCTCACCCTTAATGGTCGTGATATCTCGTTCCCATGCCCCTATGGTTTGAGTGGTTACTCCAACCGTTTCAGCAAGTTCGCTTTGCTTCATTTTGTTGTTTCTAGCTCGCAATTCTGCGATAGTCACTTTTGGCTGACCCATTCTGTTACCCCTTTCCTTATATGATTTAAAATCATCTATTTGATTTATGAGTCTATTGTATATGATTCTAAATCATATGTCAATAGTTTTTTTGATTTATTTTCATATTTTTTTAAAATCTTTATTATTTTATTTGATTTTAAATCATATCTTCTATATAATGTAATTGTAAATAGCAAGGAGAAGAAATTATGGCTAGTAAGGAGTTACACCCAGAAATAGGGCAAAGAATAAAAGAATTGCGTGAATTAAGAGGAATGGAACAAATTGAGTTAGCTTGGGAACTTGGGTATAAGTCACAAAGCACGATCTCAAAGTGGGAAAGTGGTGTGAACCTACCTACAGGAAAGAAATTAATTGAGCTGGCTCGAGTACTAGATGTATCTACTAATGAAATATTAGACATGGAAGATACACCGTATACTGAAACAGACCTGCGCAAACTAGCAGAAAGCGCAAAGACTTTCGACGGTAAGCCACTAACAGAAAGCGATATCGTGGCTATACAGAATATTATCGAGGGGTATCTAAAAGGCAGATTATGACGATAGAAGAAATATGTGACAGTGAGGGAGTGACACTCGCTTACTTTGATAATAATTTATGGCCACGGCCAGGAATGATAATCTCAGATATGAGGATTATCTTCGTTAACAAATCACTAACTAGAGAGGCCCAGAAAAGGGTCATATTGCACGAATTAGGCCACTTGGACCATACCGAAGCCAATTATACTATCAACCCGACAAAGTGCGAGAATGAAGCCAACCGGGCCATGATTCACGCGCTACTGAGAGAGGAGCTGGAAAGAGTAGACAAGGAAGATTTTAACTATTTGAACTTTATGGAAAGGCACAAACTAAAATCAGTAACCGACGAACTGATGGTCATTGATGAATTTTACAGGCTGGTGGGATAGCCGGGAGGAAAAATATGAAAAAGGTAACATTTGCAGCAGTCGCACTACTCACTCTATTTATGACAGGTTGCAGTCAAAACGAAGAATCTGAACCAAGTCAAGAAGAATCGACCGAGCAAGTAGCTACAGAGCAAAGCTCAGAGAAATCACAAAAAGAAAAGGCCTGGGAGCTAGTAGACAAGGCCAAGGCCAAAGCCAAGGAAGAAAACCAAGGAGAGGAGCAACTTAGAAAGGCTACTGGACGGGTCAGCAAAGCTAGACCGCTATTAGATCAATTTGCAAACTCTTATAAACAATGGCTTGACTCAAGTCAAATGGAAGTATATTATCGTAGCAATGGCATAGCGGTATTGCTACCCGTGGCATCGTCTGAATTGACAAATGACCAGCTACACCAAACTGTGGACGGTTTGTTGAAAATTAAAAATGACGTGGAAAAGACTTACAAAATAACCGACAAAGATTTTACAGCACCGCCCGTATATGTATTTGATAAAGATGAAAACCGCCTGGCATACGAACAAAACTGCGCGATGATTTACGACAAATAAAAAAAGCCCCACGCTCTCAAACTTTGGCGAGTCTGAGCGTGAGGCAATGCAAGATAAAGAAAGGTTTCAAAATGACAAATTTTGAAAGGTGTCTTTCTATACTCTATTTTATCAAAAAAGGAGTATTAAGACAATGAATGAAATTAATAAAGTGGCTCTATATGTGCGCGTGTCTACCACTTCCCAGATGGAAGAGGGCTACTCGATAGAGGAACAGAAAGCAAAGCTGGAGAGCTACTGCGATATTAAGGACTGGCATGTTTACAAGATTTATACAGACGGGGGCTTCTCTGGCTCTACAACCGAGCGCCCAGCACTCGAACAACTGATAAAAGATGCCCAGAGCAAGCTATTTGATACAGTACTAGTATACAAGCTGGACCGCTTGAGTCGTAGCCAAAAGGACACTCTATACTTGATAGAGGATATCTTTTTAAAAAATAATATCGAGTTTGTCAGCCTGCTCGAAAACTTTGACACGTCTACACCTTTCGGGCGGGCCGTTATAGGTTTATTGTCCGTATTCGCTCAGCTAGAGCGCGAGCAGATAAAAGAGCGTATGCAGTTAGGCAAGCTGGGCCGTGCTAAAGCTGGAAAGTCTATGATGTGGGCTAAAACCTCCTACGGGTACGATTATAACAAGGATACCGGCACAATGACTGTTAACGAGTATGAAGCTCTAGCCGTCAAGGAAATATACGCGTCATACTTGGCCGGTATGTCAATAACTAAATTAAGGGATAAGATCAATGAGGAATACCCAAAACAGCCAGCCTGGAGCTATCGGACAATCAGAGGAATACTAGACAATCCTGTATATTGTGGTTTAAATCAATACAAGGGCCAGACATTCCAAGGCACACACAAGGCTATAATCTCGCTAGATGATTTTGAGCAGACACAAAGAGAGCTGGCTAAACGGCAGCAGACAGCTAAAGAGTTATCAAACCCTCGACCATTCCAGGCTAAATATATGCTATCCGGACTGGCACAATGTGGTTACTGTCACGCGCCCTTGAAAGTCATTTTAGGCCAAAAGCGAAAGGACGGCACACGATTTAAAAGATATGAGTGCTACCAACGACACCCGCGAAAAACAAGGGGTGTCACGGTCTACAATGACAACAAGAAATGCGAATCCGGCTACTATGACATGGAACTATTAGAGCATTATGTACTAACACGCATCGCTCAGCTACAGAACGACCCAGACAAGATACAAGAACTATTTTCGGACGATACCAGCCCAGCGGTTGACAAGCAAGCAATCCAGAAGCAGATAGACAGCCTAACGCTCAAACTGAGCAAGCTGAATGATCTATACTTGGACGACAGGATCACGCTGGACGAATTAAGGGCCAAGTCTTCAGATTTTATCAAGCAAAGAAACGCGCTGGAAGAAGAAATGAAAAAAGCCTTGACTGATAAGCAGGCGGGCCAAAGAAAGAAGATAGAAAAGCTATTAGATGCTAGTAGCGTTCTAGAGATGTCATACGATAATCAGAAAGTTATTGTCAGAGAGTTAATTGACAAGGTACAAGTCACATCTGACAAGATAGTTATTAGATGGAAAATTTGATAAATTTGGTTACGCTGTTTTCAATAAGTGTAAAGGCCTTAACCTTATAGGTTTTTAATTTTTTCATAAACGAACCTCCATATTTTGATAAATCGGCAGCAACATGGCTGCATAGAGTAACACAATCACAAGAGCCACAAAGACAAACACCAAGGGTTGTATTACATTCA